AAGAGCCGCAAGCAGGCTATTGCGATTGCTCTGTCCGAAGCTGGCAAGTCGAAAAAGAAGTAAGGCAAAACTATGGCATATCGGAAGAACGCAAAGCCGTCTGACACGGAAATGGAAATGGCGCTCGACAGCGGAATTGAGATCAGTGCCGAAATGCCTGAAGATGAAGCCATGACCGATGAGCAGCTGCAGAGCATTGTTGCTGGCGAGATCGACGACGCTCAAGCCTACATTGATGACGTTATTTCTCCTGCCCGTGCAGAGGCTGGTCAGTATTACAAGGGCGAACCATTTGGCAACGAAGAGGAAGGCCGCTCTCAGGTCGTCTCAATGGACGTGCGCGATACCGTGCAGGCCATTATGCCATCCATTATGCGGGTGTTCTTCGGCTCTTCGACAGTGGTTGAATATGCTCCGAATGGCCCGGAGGACGTTGAAAACGCAGAGCAGGCAACGGATTATGTCAACTACTGCCTGACACGCGACAACAACCTGTTCTCGCACTGCTATTCCATGTTCAAGGACGCGCTTGTCCGCATGAACGGCTTTGGTAAGGTTTGGTGGGATGAGACGGAAACCGTCAAGACCTATGAAATCGAAGGCATTGATGAGAACGGCTATATGGTTCTCATGTCTGACCCGGAGGTTGAACTCCGTGAGGTTGAGGTTGAATACTCCGAAACGGAGTTCATGACGCCTGAAGGCATTGCAACCGTTGTTCAGACGCCAGTTTATAGCGTCACTGTCGTGCGCAAAATGAAGGAAGGCCGCCTTAACGTCTGCGCGCTTCCGCCTGAAGAGCTTCTGATTGACCGCCGTGCCAAGTCGATGGAGGACTTCGAGTTTATCGGCCATCGTCGCTACATGACCGTCTCTGAGCTTGTCCAGTTGGGCTATGAGCAGGATGAGATTGAAAACCTTGGGTATGAAACTCAGGACGACTTCGAAGGCAACCAAGAGACGTTTGACCGCAACCCACAGGCGACCATTCTTGGCGCTGGGCGAACGGACGTAGCAAGCCGCAAGGTTCTTTATATCGAAGGCTATCTGTATGTTGATATGGATGGCGACGGCATTGCTGAACTGCGGAAGGTCTGTGTTGGTGGATCGGCCTATAAGCTGCTTCATAACGAAGCCGTAGACGACCATCCGTTCTTTAACTTCTGCCCCGATCCTGAGCCGCACACGTTCTTCGGTATGTCAATCGCTGACGTCGTGATGGACATTCAGCGCATCAAGTCGTCCATCATGCGTAACACGCTGGATAGCCTCGCTCAGTCGATCTACCCGCGCATGGGTGTTGTTGAAGGTCAGGCTTCCATAGAGGACGTGTTGAATACCGAAGTTGGTGGCATCATCCGCATGAAGTCGCCGGGTGCCGTGCAGCCCTTCATCACGCCAAACGTCTCTGGCGCCGCATTCCCGATGCTTGAGTATATGGATCAGGTGAAGGAAAGCCGCACTGGTATTAACAAGGCTTCCGCTGGCCTTGATGCAAACGCACTGAATGGAGCGACTGCAACGGCTGTCAATGCAACCGTGACGGCAGCCCAGCAGCACATCGAACTGATCTGCCGTATGTTTGCGGAAACAGGCTTCAAGACTTTGATGGATAAGTCATTGAAATTGCTTGTTAAAAATCAGGACAAGCCGCGCATGGTTCGCCTGCGGAATAAGTTCGTTCCAATCGATCCCCGCGTTTGGGATGCTGACATGGATGTTATTGTCAACATCGCGCTTGGCACTGGTTCTGACGAACAGAAAATGGGTTTCCTCAATCTTATTGCTCAGAAGCAAGAGATGATTATGCAGCAGCTTGGCCCGATGAACAATCCGCTGGTCAACATGGGCGGTTATTACAACACGCTTGAGCAGATGCTTTCGATTGCTGGCTTCAAGGATGTTTCGCAATTCTTCACCGATCCCAAGGGCTTCCAGCCACCAGCACCGACGCCGCCACCGCCTAGCCCAGAAGCAATCTTGGCACAGGTTCAGGCTCAGAGCATTCAGGCTGACATCCAGAAGAAGGCTGCAGAGCTTGAACTGCAGCGCGAAGATATGCTGCTGAAGGATGACCGCGAACGCGATAAGTTGGACGCAGAGGTGATGCTGAAGTCTGCTGAGATCGAAGCCAAGTATGGTTCACAGGTCAACACGGCCAACATTCAGGCATTGATGCAGCGTGACCGCGAGTTTCTCCGTCAGCAGGGCGAACTGGAACGCTCGGTAATTCAGGCAGCCCAGCAGCAGCCGATTATGCCCGCAACCGTGGAAGCTCCTGTTGTCCTCCCGCCAGAAGGAATGATGTAATGGCTGTAACTCCTGCCACAGGACGCAATCCGGCTGAACGAGAGCAAATCCTCGCAAGCCAAAATCTGTTGCCGACAGAATACATGGCACCAAATTACCTTGTTTATGGCAACGCTCCGGGCTTTGGCGAAAACGGGATGGTCGGCCTATATCCGGGCAAGCAATACACCCTGTATGATTATAATACGAACAAGGTGCTTGCCTCTGGGAGTACGCCAGAAGAAATTAAACGCATTCTAAGCATCATTAATACAGAGCTTGTTCCGCAGGGTAATAAGGCTGACTGGCAATTGCTCGACATGGGCGGGTCGCCTGCAGGCCAAACACTTGATATGCACACAACGCTTCCTTCTGGGTTTGGGGAGGCAATCAAGGTTGGAGACCAGTACGGCATACCTATTGCTGGAGATGTTCCAAACAGCTTTTTTAAAGAGTATATTCTTCCGACGGCGGGAATTCTTGCTGCAACTGCTGGGGCGTACTTTGGCGGCAATGCGCTGCTAGGTGCTGCTGGTGGCGGCGCTGGTGGTGCTAGTAGCGGTCTTATTCCGGGCGCGCTGGAGGGCCTTAGCTTTGCGCCTGTGGGAACTGCTGCCGTTCCTGCATCTACGGTTGCTGGATTGGTCAGTGCTGCGGCTGTTCCTGCTGTTGCCGCTGCTGGCTCTGACCTTGTAATTACCGCTCTCATTGCGAAGGGCTTCACTGCGGCTGAGGCTGCGGCCCTTGTTGCGTCGGGCGGTGCCGCTGCGGCACTTGCCAACACGGCTAATGCTGCAAATACTGCTGGTTCTACAACTGCATCAAATGCAACAAACACGATGCCGCCAGCGGAAACGTTTGGACCAGACCTCACGCTGACAGCAAATATGCCGACAAACCTCGTCCCAGCGTCATTGCTTGCTGGCGGTGCGGCTGCTGCGGCTGCTGCGGCTAATGCTGCTGGTTCAACAACCAACGCAGCAGATTTGGCTAATTCAAGGACTGGCATGACAGACGCAGAACTTGCAGCAACGAACGCTGGCGCTGGTGGAACAAGTTTCCTTGACAAAATTATCTCAAATATGGGGATTATGGATTATGCGACCCTAGCATCTCTTGTCGGGAGTGCAGTCGCTGGCGGAGGCGGAGGTGGCGGCGCTGGCCCGACAACGCCATATGTCTCCCCGTTTGGCGCTGGCACTGACTTTGCTGGCCTTGCATCGCGCAGGCAGATTAATCCTAATATCACGGATTATGAGAAGTATGGGTTTGGTCCAGAAGCCCAATTTTTCTCAGGCATACAAACGGTAAATTCATACACTCCTCCGGCAAATGCGGCTCCGGTTGCGCCCGCGCCAGCAGCGGCAACTAATCTTGTGGATAGCGCCGCGCAGGCAACATTGCCGCAATCTGCTCAGTTGACACTGAACGAAGGTGCTGCGCCAACAAATGCTCCGATAACACAGATCGGCGGCAATCTCGGGCCTTCAACTCCTGAAAACACAGGAATGACGCAAGAGCGTCTTGACCAACTTCAAACTCGTTATAACAATATGCGTTCGCCTGAGTTTTTCAATTACTTCAAATCGGTAAACGACGTTCTCGATACGTATGTTGGCCGTGGTTACATGACACCAGATCAGGCAAAGGCTTATCAAGGACGATTGGAAACTGCCGCATCTGCGCCAAATGCAAATCTTGCTTCATTGCAAGGCGCTGTTCCGATGCCGCAGATCAGTGACTTTTTGCAGCCAACAGGAACGCCTGCGCCAGTGACGTATACTGCTCCTTCTCAGCCTATCACTGATAGAAGCGCATACATCAACGATCTGTATAAGCAGCTTGGTGCAAATGTCTCTCAAGGGCTGCTGGCTGTGCCACAGGCTCAGACACTGCAAGGCCAATTGCGGCAGGCATATCTAAACCCGCAGTCGACAACCGAACAATTGCAAGGCATCTACAACACTGGGATGCAGCAATACAGGCCGCTCATCTGATGGATAAGGGCAACGTTATCACTCAGGCCAATCATGCCAAGCGCATCTTGGAAGACGAGACCTTTATTGCAGCCGTGGCGCAAGTTGAGGCTGACATTTACAATGAATGGCGCACCACCGCATTGGGCGATGATCGGCAGCGTTCAGACCTGTTTCACACGCTAAAAGGATTAGAGCGTTTGAAAGCCCGCCTACAGGCGACCCTTGACGCAGGAGTGCTTGCATCAAGG